CATTATCCTGCTCCTTTAACATTTGGTGAAATTGATGGAACGGGTATTCTTGGTTCACCATCTGTATATTGCCCACGTTTTTTGTGTCCCATCTGTTGCATAGCAAACTGCTGTACCTCTTCATTGTACTTCCCTTTGTATAAGTTGTACATATCAGCAGGGCCTTTTAAGTAGCTAAAACACTCAGTTAGCACACCATGTAATAGCATTGATTCTTGATTAATTGACAAAAAAGTCGTGGTTGAGCTATTAAAATGTGGTGGATCTATGACATAGTTGATCTGTACAGTCAAAGCACTTGCGGGTACAGGAGCGATAACAATAGCACTGTCATCCCAGTTTGCATAATACTTTGGTACACCTGTAGCATCTGTTGGGTTAAACTCTGAGATAAAACTAGTATCTCGTTTTTCTAAAAATATACGATCGCTACCACTTGTTACTTGAACTGACCTTAAATACATCATCTCCTCTGGCATACTGAGATATCTTTGTGATGCCACACATGAAGATGTTTTGTAAGCTCTTAAATCATCATAATCAACTTTACCAGCAATATCTAATTCTGTATTACGAATAAATTGATCAATTAAAGTATCCGACAATACATTAGAATCTACTTCGGTATAGTTTCTTACTTGTGTTAAAAAATTTGCGTGTGTAATACTCATGATATAGTTATGGTTACCTCTCCAGTGCTAGCTGTCATTTCAAACGATTCTAATGATGTACCTAGTATATTATTACTTGCGTTAGGTTGCATACTTGAACTATTAAAACCATTGTTAACATATAAAACAAAAGCATCATTATCTTCTTTAGGTCTTGGTCTTGGGTTCTGTAAAGCAACAGCATCTGATTGATGATGTTTTCTTCTTATCTGAGGATGTTTTGCTTCATACTCAGATTTATGCACAAATGCACCATTCCATTCTTTGACCATTTCTTTGTAAGGAAACGCCATACCTGATCTATCAGATATTGCTTTTGCATATTTTCCTTTTGCGTATGGCATAATTACCTCTAGTACAATTTAGTTGGTTTATTTCTACCTAATTTTGTTTTTACTTGAACAAACTTTCCTTTTTTAAACTTTGATGTTTCTTCCGCTTTTAGTTTTTTTTGTATGTAGCTACCCTTTTCTTTTTTACCACTTTTATTTCTTTTGTCTAATGCTTTAACAGTTTTTTTAACATCTTTATCCTTCACTAATTTTTTTAAATCTGTTTCATTTTTAAGAAGCTTATTAGTCATATTTGCTTTATCTGTTTCAGAACCTTTATCAAAATTTTTTTTAATATAGCTGTTCTGTTGACTTTTTTTATGTATTTCAAGTATTTTTTTTATACCTCGTTTCCCAAAACGCAATCCAAATTTAGCTAAATTTACTACACTCATTACTAACTCCCTGATGGATAATAACTTTGTGGTGCTATATACACCGAAGTTCTTTGTCCATCTTCATCTAGTGCACGTTTAAGTTCATCTTCGTAAATCATTTTATTTTGCTGAACTATTGAAGGATTTATTTTCATCGATAAATAGTAAGCAAGTCCCGCTACCATGCAAGGTATAAACCTAAATGCTATATCTGCCTGATTTGTATAAGCACCAGCATCTTCAATACGCTCCATAAAATAATATTTTAAATGAGTATAAGTACTAGCATTAGGTGTTTGATACAAAGTAATTGTGGGTATTGTTTGGCGATCTACATAATATTCAGAGGGTTGGCCTGTAGCGCCCTTATTATTTTTTGACGCATAATCACTTCTTGATATTTTAGTCAAAGATATATCACTAGTTGAACTAGTGGTTCCACTTGAACTACTAATATATGCTTCAAGGATATCACTGGTGTTTGAGGGTGCAGTATAAGTTGCTGTGCCTGAAGTTAACTCTTGCGTTTGCAACGCCACTTTCCACAAGTGCACGCCACGATTGCCCCACTCAGAAAACAAAATATTAAGGCTACGACGAGCAGACTTGAGATCACGGCCACTATTAGTCCTGACAGCACAACGTTCGTAAGCTTCTTCAATGATGTCATCGATATCAAGATCGAATGTAGTTGTGCCTGAGGTTGCCATCTAGCCTCCTAGTATATACCTTTAAAATTGTTGCCTCTAATTGCAGCACCGCCACCACGCAATTTTTTACTTTTAATGGCTTTATCTCTTGAACCCATATATTCTGCTGTACTTGATTCAATACGACCATCACCATCATAATCTTTGTTTGCCATTTTACCCGTATTAGCTTTCATGATACCGCCAGCTTTACGCTGACCAAATCTTTGACCACCAGCATTAGTTGGTTTCTTTTTCCTTGCACCAGCACCAGCACCAGCACCAGCACCAGCACCAGCTTTTTTAAGGGCCTCTTGTCTGTTTAAAGCACTTACTTTTTTACCATCAACAGTGTATGTTTTTAAAGGCGGGTTTTTACCTTCAGGTCTGCCTTTAATTGAACTAGCCGCACTAATTGACTTATCTTCAACTCTACTAGCCGATGGACCTTTCATTTCATGTTTTTTAGCGGCTTTGTATTTTTTACCTTTAAAAGTAAATATTGTGCCTGGACCTTTTGCTAGAGCAACAGAAAATGCTTTACCGAAACCACTTAATGCTTTTGCTTTACCTGCTGGTCCTGCATCACCTGCTTTACCACCAATTCTTGGGTCTATTGTAGTTCTGCTTCTAGCACCACCTGCAAGATTATATTGTGGACCTTTAATTCCACCTATACGAGGATCTATTGTTGTTCGTTTTAATTTACCGCTTCCTTTATTACTTGGTCCTACTGCCATGATCGCCTCCTAAAATTGTATTAATCCACCATAGTATTTTTTATCTATGGTTCTTACATTAACTGGTTTTGGGCCAGTATTACCCGCCTGCCTTTTTCGTTTTACCGCAGAACGTTTCTGCGATTTACTCATCCTTGCTGCTTTAGCAGCTGGAACGCATTTTGGGTATTTACGTTTTGAGGTCTTTGCATTTTTACGACCACATGGTTGATATTTGCCGTCCTTTTTAGGAGCACCGATATCTACCCAATTTTCGTTAGCCCAATCTTTTAAAGCACCCATTACTTAATCAAATCTCCGTAGTAGTCAGATACAAAAGAACCATTTTTAGCGCTTTTGATTTGACCTTTACAGACTTTGCTTGCGTACATATTAGCGTATGCTGATGGGTAAACATCAAATTTACGCTTTGCTGCTGCTTTACCTTTTGGACAAATTTTTCTTCCTTTCTTAGCCATAATATGAGTTTATCAGTTTTAATTCTAGCTATCTAGACCTTGCTTGTTTCTTCTTTTTCTTCTTCTTTTTTTTCTTTTTCATAGGTGGTTTAGATATTTGTTGTGACATTTGAGATCTTGTTATTGACATCTACTATACCTCACTTTACCGTTTTCATCTTTTTCAGCTAATAAATATTCACTTCTATTTCTTTCACCTACATATGAAGCATGCACCCAACCAGAATTAATCTCATCAGGATTGTGAAATTCAAGAATAACTTGATCAAAAGATAAATTTTCGTTAATAAAATCTGCTAATTCTTTATTTGACACACCAGGTATTTCAAAGTCTGCAGCTTCACCTTTGCAATGTTGTGATCGAGAAGAAGAACCAATTTGCATACTTACTTGAGGGGAACGATAGCCAGAACTTATCATGACTGGCTTTTGAAAATAATCTCTTACAGGTTGTAAAATATTATCGCAAAGTTTTTGTAAGCTATCAATGTGTTCCTTGTCGGGATTGTTATCAAAACCACATCGTTCAGCTGTTTGCGATTTAGTTAATTCTGCAAGAGAAAAATTATCAGTCAGCTTCATACAAAAATAAATAAAATTATTAAAATAATTATAATTATATCTCTTATCTTACAACTTCCACAAGTCCAACTGTCTTTATATTTTGTCCACAGTTTATCTACATATTTAAACATTTTTGTTAACATTTCCATCTTCTCCTCGCTTGGCATATGCGCTTGTTAGGTGTTTTACGACAGTTTACATTGTGCATTTTTGCTTGACCAGCACTTCTTGCGCAAAATGATTTTCTTCGTTTTGCCGCTTTACTACCTTTCTTTACATCACCTGTAACAGCAGTTTTTAATTTACTGCCAGGATTCATACGACGGTACGCTTTGACACCAGCTTGTGTCATTCCGGCACCTGATTTAGTAGATCTATAATTTCTTTTATTACGAGCAGGCATGCCTCCCTTAGAGAAGCCTACCAACTCATTTGTATACTGTTCTACACTAATATCCATTTTTAATCGTAGTTTTTAATAAATTCTGCAATGACTGTGTAAGTATTACCTGAATCAGCTGCACCCGGTACAACAAAGTTAACATCACTTTGGTTTGAGTTAGATGAAGTGTTAGCAGGAATACCACCAAATTCTCTTAAATCCCAATAACCTGAATCAACTAATGTGACAATAGGAATATCGCCATCTGAATCTTCAAAGTCTAATCTAGCAAAAGAATCACCACCATCACCATTGGCACAAGACCACCATATTCTTTGTGGGCTTACTGTTGTGACGGATTGTCCATTTTTGTTATCTGCTAATGCAGAGACATCTGCAAAGACTGTGGTACCACCTGTACCATCTGATTGATTGACTATCTTGATAACTACTCTCTTATCGTTTTGTTGTAAGATTGTAGGTCCTGTTACTGTATCTGCCATGTTTCCCTCCTTAATTAAGAAACTAAAATAGTGCCTCCGAAGAGGCACTTAAATCATATTACGCTGCGTAACCTTTAAGTTCAATTAATAATTTACCAGCGGTGTAGTCTGCATCTGTTGCAGCACCAGTTGTTAAATATAAAAACTCATCAGCGGCAGGCACGGCTGTAAAGTATACTTTACTGCCCAGTGTTGCATCACCAGCGTTAACTAATAATGTTTCAGTTAAGTCGCCAATGGCTCCGTCTTCAACCCCTGTGCCTTCTGTCGCAGAATGTACATTGATATCAGGATCACCGCCCGCAGGTGCTTCAAAACATTCCATACTACCTGTTAGAATAGTACCGTTTGTTGCCGCAACAATTTGACCAATGTGACACACTAAAGATGTGCCATTAACACCAATGATGTCGCCAGAACCTGTTGATCTTAAACCTGTAAGGTCAATTAAAATTTGTGTTGTAATAATACCACCTTCTCTAATAACAGAACTTCTGTAAACAGTTCCAGTACCTGTGGTAATACCTGTACCAGCTTCTACTGACATTGTATTTGCATCTAATGATGCTACACCAGTTGAGCTAATACTTGCTTGTGTTGTCCCATCATCCTTAGCACTAATGACTGTAAAGCCACCGACTGATCTGACTGGACCACTAAATGTTGAATTACTCATATACATCTCCTAAATTAATGAATACAGTTCATAGGTAAATCGACTATACACGTCTGTATTCAGTTTATTTGTATAGTAGCTTAATTATACCCAAAAAAAAGGGGACTCGAAAGTCCCCTTAATCTTTCCTCCAAATTACTACTTACGCAGCACCAGGAGAACCGAATATTCCTCTAGGATCAGAGAACCCAAATGAATATCTTTCTCTTGCTTTAAATCTTACATTACCTGTATCGAAGTCACCTTCCATAGCAGTTTTGATTGGTGCTCTAACAAACTGTTTAAGTCCATTAGGTGCATCAGTCATAATGAAGAAAGCATCAGTATCAGTTAAGTAATGATTAACTCTGTAGCCTTGTGGGATCATGCCCATTGAAGCCATAGCATTAATATCGTTATCTGATGTACCGACACGCTGAGGTGTTTTCAATATTCTTTCCGCTGTGAACTGAAGTTCTTTTGGAATGATTAATTTAGCACCTTGTAAAGCAACTTTTAGACCTCTTTCATCAACAAATGCAGCAATATCGATAAGAGATTGCTCAATAGATGTTTCTGATAGGTCAGCAGCTGTTGACAACTCGTTAGCAAATGTACCGCCGTTTGTTAGAGGGTGTACAGCTGAACATAGTTCAACTCCGTCACCACCTGTGAAACTTGAGTTAAAAGCATTGTTAAGCACGTTAGCAGCTTTCACTTGTTTAGTGTTAGCCATTGAACGAGCCAATGCTCTTGTGTAACGACCTGCTAATCTGTCGTATAAATTATCCTCAATTGCTTCTTCTGTAATAGCAAAAGCCATTGCGATAGTTTCGTGTGTGTACCTCGATGTATAACCTTCTTGTGCGGTATCAAATGATACACCTTCACCTTCAGATTTTACAGGAGCCGAACCGAAACCGGATAGGATCACTTCTTCTTCAAAAGCTCTATCAGAACTTTCCGAATCAAAGATCTCACTATGTTCGTTTTCGTATCGGTTATACTCTAGTCCAAAAAGAGCGTTAAGCCCAGGCTCTAACTCTTTGACTAGTTGGGATCTTGAAATAGCCATAGTTAACCTCCTAAGCTAGACCGGCACCTTTTTGGCCGAATATGTGGTTTTGAATGATTACGCGCACATTGGTTGCATCAGCACCGACATCGCTATTTTCAGGATCTCTTGAAACATCGATCGCTTTAATAGGTAAGCCGGCAGTTGTTGCGCCAGTAGTTACATCTAATTCAGCACCGGATATACCAGTTGTTGTGCTTCCAGCTGATGTGTAAACGATATCAAAGTTACCGAATAAGTCAGCTATAGGGAAAGCAGCATCTGCTTGAATTTCGAAAATAACCATTGGGTCATCAATTATAAACGCTTCTATATCAGAAGCATTTGTGCTCGCAGGATAAAAGTTGGAAAAAGTTTCTTTTCCAGTGGATGGGTCTGTGTAGCGACATCCGTTAAAAACACCTACGATTGGAACTGTACCGCCATCGGCATGTACTTCAACAGTTCCGCCAGTGACTTGCATTACCATATCACCTTTGAAAATTGCTGTTCCATAGTTCGCAGCTATTCTATAACGAGTTTGTCCTCCAGTGTAGGGTGTTCCACCTACTCTGCCTACCGGACGCATTCCAAATGCAGAATCTTGGTTTGCCATAATTAAACTCCATAAAATAGTTAAACAAATGTGGTTACAAAAGCTAAAAAATTAAGACTTTCTGTTACCACCAAAAGTTACACGAGATTGTCTGTCAATATTAACAGGCATCTCTGGTCGTTGTTCCTTTAGAATGTCGTTATCAACTGCTTTAACTTGGTCAGCAGTAATTCCTTGAAAATACTGCTTGCGTTGCT